TGAATATATTGAAAGAAAGTATTACATTTGTGTAATAGTAATCATAGGCTTAGTTATCGCACACTATTGATTCTTTTCAAACCTTAACATTTGCTTGTTAAGGTTTTTTTATTTAATTTTGGGTAAAATTGTTATCTAAATTAGAGAGTTTTAGATGAAAGGATTAAAAACAGGGGGTCGATTAGTCGGTTCCGAAAACAAAGCAACAAAAGAAGTTAAAGAGGTTTTTAAAATGGCATTTGATACCTTACAAGGTATTCAAGGTGTTAATATTGTTGACTGGGCAAAAGAAAACCCTACTGAATTTTATAAACTAATTAGTAAGTTAATACCAACGGCAGTAGAAACAAAAGCTGAGGTTAATTTAAGTAATGAAGGTGCTGTATTGAATTGGTAATTAATGGCTAATATAATAAGACCCACACCGAAACAAATTGAAGCAAAGCAGATAGCAACAGACCCAAATAAGAATATTATCTTATATGGAGGTGCCATCAGGGGAGGGAAGTCGTTTTGGCTTTGTTTAATGTTTCATAGCCTTGCAATGATGCACGAGGGTAGTAAGTGGGTAATGATTAGAAAGTCTTTACCAACACTAAAAAAGACTCTTATACCTTCTTTTTTTAAATTATATCACTTAGGAATTAATACTTATATTGAAAAGTTTAATTCACAAGATTATATTGTTTATTATAAAAATGGTAGCCAGATAATGTTTATGGCTGAATCTTATGACACCGACAAAGAGTTAAATAGATTTAGAGGGTTAGAGATAAATGGTGCTGGATTTGATGAAATAAACGAATGCCAAAAAGATACTTTCAATGTTGTTAATAGTAGGGTATTTTCTTATTCTCACTTAATACCAAACCAACCTAAACCAATTATATTGGCAACGTGCAACCCTTCTACAGGATGGGTAAAAGAACAGTTCTATGACCGTTGGAAAGATAACACACTACCGAGTAATTGGAGTTATATTCCATCAAAAATAACCGATAACCCTTATATTCCTGAAAGTGCAATTGAAGAACTTAGGAAAACAACTACTTCTTTAATATTTGAAAGAATGGTTAATGGGGATTGGGAAGTTAGAGAAAATGAAAACTTATTCGCTTATGGATTTGAGCCTACAAGAAATGTAAGTGCAGATGCAGTTTATCAATATGGACTACCTGTTTATCTATCATTTGACTTTAACGTGAATCCAGCTACTTGTGCAGTTTTTCAACATACAAGTGATTGGATATATCAAATTGATGAAATAAGGCTTACTGATGCAAGTATTTATTCAGTAACTAATCTAATTAAAACAAAAGAGTATTTTAATGAATCGAGTACTTTATTTGTAACAGGAGATGCATCTGGATGGGCACGTGAAAAGAGTACGCAAAGTTTAGATTCAATGTATATGATTATTAAGAGAGAGCTTAATATATCATTACAAGCGATTAAAACGCCTAAAGCTAACCCAAGCCATAAGAAGTCAAGAATACTTTATAATTCAATATTCGAGAAACATAAAAAGTGTATTATACACCCAAAATGTATTTATTCTATAAAAGATAATTTAAATGTTAAAGTATTGGAAGATAATAGTATTGATAAATCAGATTCTAAATTAACTCATAACCTGGATTGCCAAAGATACTACTATTCAACATTTCATTATAATTTTACTAAAAATGTTTTTGAAAATGAAGATTAAATAGTAATATTACAATCGGATAAATACTAATGTTTGACTTCATTCTTATTGTTTAAGGTTTCACTAAAGCTTTACAGAAATGTAAGGCTTTTTTGTTTAGTAGCACATTACAAAATTATCACTACTTTTTAAACTTACTTTTGATTTATGAATAACTGTATTACTCAGGATATTTGCGACTGTTATTGTACTAGTCCATTATCGCAATGTTTGGAAAGCATTATAATTCCACAATTAGAAGATAACACTAATTACTTATTTGAACTTACTGACAAGTTTAATAATAGAGAGGTTTTAGTAGCCACAACTACTTCAACCGAGTATGAATTATTACTATCTGATTTTACAAAAGGTATTACTTATGATGCTACTTTGATTTTAAAAGTATATTCAACAAGTGATTATAATACACCTATTGAGTTTACATTTAATGATGTAATATATCCTTGTTTACTACTTAATTTCATTAATTCAAATGATACTAATAACGAACTTAGATAGTATATTAATAACATTTGCGTTAGTTGTTATTATTTATCAATGTACCAATGAAGGAATGATATTTGAGTTTTTATTTAAGTATAAAAAGTATTGGATTTCAAAACCTTTTATTTCATGCCCGTTTTGTATGGCATTTTGGTATAGCATACCAACGGCAATATATTTAAATCAAAATATTATCATAACTCAATTATTCGCTATGTTATTAGCTGAATTATATATCTGTTTATTAGGAATCTCAAGTAAATAAAATGCTACAAAAACTAACTAACTTATTTAAAAAGAAAGACCCTATTTGGAATAAAAAATCCGATTATGTAATTGAGTATGCTTTTACATTTGATGGTGTTGATTATTACCAAATGAGCGACTACATAAATATTCCTTGTGAACGTGCTTTTACTGCAATGGCATATTATGAGGAATTTAAAATGAAGTGTGATAAGAACTTCTTAATTGCACATACAGAAGCGATTGAAAACGCTTGTAACAATGGCAAACTTAATGAGGTTGTAAGATTAACACAAGATATAAGACAAAGATTAAGTTTTATATCAGACCCTGATTTATTATTAAAACTTGCATCGGTTGTTTTTTTTGATATTAAAGAAGACCCAACAATATATGATTTTGGATATAACGAAAAGAAAATTAACAACTGGAAAAAACATAAATTAAAGTCTTTTTTCCAAGCCTTGCCTTTAAGCAATTTAATACCGTCATTGGATTTCTCAAAAATAGATTTAGAGACATTTACGAAAATGAACCAAGAGGTAAGGCAAATAACAATACATCACATAGACAGAATTATATCCAATCTTTCACAAGGGGAATTGAGCGAAGGTTTAAGGAACGACTTACAATTGCAAAGGGAGAACCTAGCCAAATTATTGCAATTAGAAGATTAAGCATTTACGAATATCACTTATTAATAGAGCATTTAGAAAGTTCTAATAAACCCAATACAGAATGGCACAAGACGTTAAAGTAGTTAAAACCGTATTTGAAGTTGATAGTAGTCAAGTTAGTAAAGCTTCGAAAGAGTTTGACAACTTAAGTAAATCTATTGACAAAACAGGTAAGGAATTAACCGAAACAAGCAAACAAGCTGAGATACAAGGTAAGAAAACTAAAGATGCAATTGATAACAATAAACAATCAGTTGATAAGTTTGGTAGTTCTATTGGTGGTATCGGTGGGATGGTTGCAGGTGCATTTAGTATTGGTGCTATTGTGTCATTTGGTAAGGCAATGATTGATATTACTAGCCAAGTACAAAAGTATAGAGCAGTATTAACTAATACATTAGGTAGTCAAGACCTTGCAGACCTTGCAATGGGTATGATTTCAGATACTGCGATTAAGACTAACTTTTCAGTAATGGAATTAACCGATACCTATATTAAATTTGCTAATAGAGGTTTAAAGTTGACATCAGGAGAAATGTTAAAACTTGCTGATATTGCAAATAGTACAGGCAAATCAATAGACCAATTAACTGAAGCTACTTTAGATGCTTTCACAGGAGAAAATGAAAGACTTAAAGAATTTGGTATTACTGCAAAGAAAACAGGAGAAACAACACAATATACTTTTAAGGGGGTTACTACTGAGGTAAAAAACACACAAGAAGCAATCAAAGCTTATTTGTTAGGTTTAGGTGAGTTGAACGGTGTAATGGGTAGTACTGATGCAATTTCTAAAACATTAGGAGGACAAATTAGTAATTTAGGGGATAAATGGGATAAGTTACTTATAAGTATGGGTAATTCTACTGGCACATTTGTAAGTTATACAATAGATGCTTTTAGTGGAATGTTAGATACTATTTCAAGTTATTTTCAAACTGTTGAATCAGTAGCAAAAGAAAAATCTAGTAAATTAATAGAGGGGCAAAATGATTCATATAAAAAGATATATGAAAATGTAATTAATATTTCAAAAAAAGGGAATAAAGATGTTTCTAAAGAATTATTAAATACAAAAAATCAATTAATTCAAGGTAATTTAATTAATTTAAAAAATGCAGAAAATCAATTAAAAAAAATACAAGAAGATTTTTCTTTAGTTAAAGATGATAATACAGATTTATCTTCAATAAATCCTAGAGATAAAAATATTACCTCATTAATAATAGCTGAAAATGATTTATCAGCAGTAGGTAAAACAGGGCAAAATTATGTTGATTTGTATATTAATCAATTAGCAGAAGTTAATAAATTAAAAGTTGAAAGTTCTATTATAAATGAAGAGTATAAAAAATCTTTAAAGTCAGTTTCAGGAGTTGAAACTGAAACGGCAAAACAAAAAGACGCAAGAATTAAAGCTATTCAAACACAATTTAAACTTGAATTAGATTTATTACAAGCAGAAGAAAAAAGAGCCTTAACAGTATCTAAAAACGCAAAAGAAGATAGTGTTAAGCAATTAGCAATACAACAAGATTATAACGAAAAAAGAATTGGTATTTATAGTAAATACGATGCTACTTTAACCAAACAAGATAAGTCAGCTAAGAAAGATTTAATACTAAATACTACAACTTTAGGAGTTGAAAGATATGATTTAGAATTAGCTAATTTAATTAAATTCCAAGATGAAGAGTTAAGGTTAATTAAAGACCAAGAAGAACGTAAGGCAAAGAATGAACAAAACCTAAGAAAAGATAATCAAAGCAATGCTAATATTATTCAATCGAATATTAATATTGCTAAATATACCGAACTAAAAGCATTATACGAAAATGATAAAATATCATTTGAAGATAAAATAAAACAAAAAGATGAAATCGAACTAAGGTATAAAGATAAATCTTTAGAAGCTAACAAAGAGTATTTAAATAAAAGGTTAGAAAGTGAAGAATTAAACGCTGAAGAAACTGCAAAAGTTAAAGAAGATTTAGCAAAAACAGAAGTACAACTTAATGAAGAAAAAAACAAAAAAATTGAAGAAGATAATAAAAAATCGGCTGAAAATCAAAAAGAAATAATTAAAGCTTTAGGACAATTTGGAAAAGAAGCCGTTGCAACATATTTTACTTATAGAAGTAGGGTATTAAGTGCTGAGTTAGATGAATTACAACGCAATAAAGAAGCTGAATTAGCTAAAATTGAAGAAACAGAAGATGGCAAAGCAAAGGTTTATACTAAAGCTGAAACACAAAAAAAAGCTATTGAAGAAAAGTATAGGATTGAACAAGCTAATTTAAAAAGACAACAATTTGAATTACAAAAACAACAAGCATTGACAGAAATTGCAATAAATACAGCAGTTGCAGTTTCAAAAATATGGGCGGTTTCAGGACCAACTGCACCATTATTTACAGGGTTAGCAATTGCATCAGGTGCATTACAAGCTGGTTTAGTACTTTCACAACCTACACCGAAATTTGCAAAAGGTGGTAAGATAAAAGGTAAAACACATAGTCAAGGTGGAGAGCACGTTGAGGTTGAGCATGATGAATGGATAATTAACGCAAATGCTTCAAACAAGTATAACGGTTTGTTAAAATCTATTAACGATGGCACTTTAGAACGTAAAGGAATTACACCAGAGTTAGCTAGTAAATTACTTAATAGTGGCATGAGTAGTCCAATTGTTAATATAAATAATGATAACTTAGCAAAAGAATTACGCTCTATGCCTAAAAACGCTATTTCTATTGATGAAAACGGATTTAAGCATTATATTGTAAGTGAAAATTCTAAAATACAAAGTTTAAATAAACGATATGGAGTATAGATTTACAATTATAGATGGCTCAACTGAAACATTAATTGATGAGCCGATAGGTTGGGACACAATCGAATTTAAGCTTATTCGTGATATGAATTATCATGGTATTTTTACAGAGTTTTCAACTGATTTAAAGTTTATTGGAACAGGTTTAAGTATTATATCCAACAAGTTTAATACTTACGGTGTTGAGGGTTTACTTACTTTAAAAATAGAAGAAAGTTGCGATTATATCGAAGAGTTTTCAGAAGTTGGATTGTATAGAATTAACTTAGCAGGATATAGAGAGTTAGCAGATGACTTTTGTTATTGTGTTGTAAATTTAGAAAGTATAAACCTATCAATGTTATTGAAAAATAATGAGGATAAGGTTATAAATCTATCTGAATCGGTAACAGTTGAAGAAACTGAATTACCAGCATTAACAGAAAACACAATGCAAATGCATAGTAAAGCTATTGTATTAACAGATGAATGGTCACAAGTACAAGAAAGTGGATTTAGTGGTACATTAAATAATACTAATAATTATTTATTTATACCTTTAACTTTATTAATAAATGATAGTGGCAATGGTTATAATGTAGGATTTAATACTTCTGTTTATAGTTCACTATTTAGTATTGATAAATTTTATAACACTAATTTCACAAGTGGTGATTTTGTATTAAATATTTTATTTTCATTTAGTTTTAATGCAACTATAACATCAAGTTCAGGTTCACCAACTAGAAAAATGTTTTTATGTTATTCTATAAATTCAACAGAATATACATTACAAGATTTATTTAATATGGATAGTAATGGTACTTTTAATTATTCATTTACTGATATTTCATTTAATGAGAATTTAGTTTTAAATACAAGTGATGAATTAAAATTATATTTAAAAATTGTTACAACAAGTGGACCAGCAAATGGAGTGGTAACATCTGATTTTAATATTACTAAGTCAGAAGTTAATTTAACATCTAATACTACAACCGATTCAAGCACCGCAAAAACATACCTAATACATGAAGCATTTGAAAGAGTTACACAAGTAGTAACCGATAAAGTAAATGTATTTGAAAGTGATTATTTTGGGCGTAAAGACTTAGGCTATGATGCTAATGGGTGCGGTTCGTTTACGGCAATAACCAACGGTTTTAATATTAGAGATTTTGATAAGCCTGTAAACCTAACATTAAAAGATACTTTCAATTCGTTAAGTGCTATTCACGCTTTAGGACTTGGAATAGTTGACAATAAAATAAGAGTTGAGGACTTAGATTATTTCTATGATATAACCACAGATTTAGCATCATTTACCTACGTTAAGCCATTAAGCAAAGAAGTAAACGAATCATTAATTTACAATACTTTAACTATTGGTTTTGATAAGTACGGTACTGAGGAAGGAACGGATAAAAACAATACTTTAGATGGGTTTGCTACTCAACACGTTTATAACTTACCAATTACTACGGTAAAAAATGAGTTAAAGAAAGTAAGTACATTTATTGCAGACCATTACGCAATTGAGTTTACACGTAGGCAACAATATTTAACAACATCGACAAACAGTTGGAAATTTGATGAAGATAATTTTATTATTTGCACAAAACGTACAGAAGTTGATGGCGTAGCTACTGAATTAAATTATCCTGAAAAAGATGAAAACTTTACAGTAATAAATAATTGCTTAAGTCCTGAAACAGGTTATAATTTAAGGCTTACACCTACTAGAATGCTACTTAAATGGAATGCATATTTTGCAGGTGCTTACTCTAAAATAGCAGGTACAAGTGCTAAATTTGGAAGTGGTATATCTAACTATTTATATGAATCACAATTAGAAGGTTTATGTAAAGAAAGATATAATAATCAATTACTTATAGAGAATCAAAACTTAGCATTTGATGACAGTAAAAACGAATCTAATCAAGTATTATTCGAGCCTGTAATAATTCGTTTCAAAGCACCACTCAAAAGAAGCTTATACAATACTATTGCTTTAAATCCTTCAGGCGTTATCAATGTTGGTTATAGTAGCACATTAACCGAAAAAGGATTTATTAAAACAATAACTTACAAGCCAAATGAAGGAATTGGAGAGTTTGAATTATTGAAAGCTTATATAAGTAATACTGAGTGTGATATGATTTATGTTGAAACTCCTTATGTTGAATGTGAATATGTTGAATAATGGCTTTATATATCAGTAAATCAAACCCTTGTAAGTTTATAGTAGCAAGTTTAAATACTAGCTTAATTTCTGTTAATCCAATTGGAACGGCAGAAAACGGAACTATTACGGTAGTTGTAACAGGTGGTACAAAGCCTTATTTATATTCAATAAATAGAGGCTCTCAACAATCAAGTAACCAATTCACAGGATTAGGACAAGGTAATTATTTAATTCAAGTAGTTGATAACTTTGGATTAATAGGCTATGCAAGTGTTAAGCTTTACGAAAATGCAGTTTGTGGAGATTATAGTGGTGCTACATGGGACGACATTAATACATTACAATGGGGGCAATTTTCTAATTGTATTTGGGACGATTTTAATTAAAAATATATATGGCTTTATTAACAACAATTGCAGGTAGTGAAAATGTTGGGTTAACCAAAATAAATGCAGTAATTAATACTGTAAATGAGTTTGGTGGAGGTATAACAGGACAAAGATTAGTTAAATCTAGTAGTACTGATTTTGATGTAGAATATGCAAATCCTGAAAACATCGCAAAATATACAGGTAGTGCTTTTTTTTTAGAAGCTTATGCAATTGGTGATGCTTATAATTTTACAACTACACAAAGTACTTATGTAGGTAATGCTAATCAATTAGTTAAGATTTACTCTTTAGCTACACCAACAAAGTATTTAATTGCATTACTTGAAAGTGGTACAACATCTACTAATTTAGTTGGTCGTATTCAATATAATAGTGATGATGCAGATACTACAAGCATTTCGGATTGGGTAATTGTGCCGTATAGATATGAATTAAGTACATTTAATTTAGACCAGTCAGGCACATTTGTAGCAAACCAATTATTTAGTGCTTTAGCTTTAACAAATTGTACATTAGCTGAGTGTAAAATTAATGCTTCAAAACAAAGTAATAAAGTTTCTTTAAGTGGTTTTGTTTCAGTTGAAGCAACAGGAACTAATCCAATAGTAAGATTTACACTTACAGATAAGTATTTGATTTTAAATGGTAATACTTATGATTTTTATTTCGGAAGTAATTGTATTTTACAAGCTAGTGGAGTTTCAAGTTCTGCAACATCTATTTGTAGTAATTTATCATTAGGTGTAAATTCTGAAAGTTTATTGTCATTTAGAACATTAAATACTATTGCTAGTGGTAATGTTCTTGGTTTTAATTTTACACTTGACTACGTATCTTCAATCTATTCTATCTAATGGCTGATACTTTATATCCATTTACTAAAATAATAGGAGTTGAAAAACCTATTTATTTACAAAAGTATCCTACATGGGGTACTTTTGTAACACAATGCCAATATGATGGATTAAGTACACCTTTTTTAGGTTTTTTTGATGAAGATAACAATGTAATTTATGAGTTATTAGGCACTTCAATGGGTAGTAATTTATATAAATGGAGTTTTGATTTATCTATTTATACAAACCTATATGATAAATGCTTACACACTTATATTTACACTAATCAACAAAATATAGTAAATCCTAATCCTTTAGATGCAATAGCTGAATCTGAATTATTACAAGTAAGTGCAAAGTATAATGATTTAGTATTACAGTTTCAATATACTAATAATGAAGTATTTGATACTGTTTCTTATACTGGTTATACAGGTTATGCTTATATAGCTTCACAGTTAGGACAGGACTACCAATTTGAAGAAAGCACAACAGTATATGAACAAAGTAATGGAGTAATTCAAAAACTATCTGCAAGGCTAAAAGATAAAAGAAAGTTACTTACTGATTATATGCCAAAATTTGAGCATGAAAAATTAAGTTTAATTTTAATGCAAGATAATATTTCTATTAATGGAGAATCATTTGTTAAAAACAATGAATACACAGTAAGTCCGATAAATAGATATGCCCTTTCTCAAGGTAGCACATTACTAAATAACTCTATCTATAATTTCGTTAATTCGAATTGTTTATAAACTATAACAAATCATAATATTATGAGTATTTACACAGATTGCCAAGCCATTCCAGATTACATTAATGATGATTGTGGCGACATTGAAAACGGTAGAGTAAGGCATCTTATTCTTAAGAAAAAAACTGCAACTATTACAGACCCTTCAAACGCTTCTGAGTGGGATGCTTTAATTGCTTCAGGTGATGCCTTAGTAATTAAAAACATTAAAGGTGCTTATGATGGTGGTGTGATTGTAGAAAATGATGGGTTTGGAGATGCATCAAGCCAATTCACAGGTAGAAATCATACATTGACTTATATGGATTACACCGTAAAATCAAATGTAAGTTTCTATAATGAGTTTGCTAAAGCATCAAATAACTATAATGTTTATTTTGCTACTGAATCTTTAATTTGGGGACAAACTAAAGGTATTCAAATTTACTCTACATTGCCAATTACTAACAACTTACAAGAAGGTATTAACTTCAATGTAACTGTTAAATGGGCTGAAATTGATATGCCTACACCTTATACTATTCCTGCAGGTATCTTTACAGTATAACTTATTATCCTTAAAAACTAACTATTAATATGGATAATAAAGGCATTGTAATTGTAGCTTTAGGGCATGATAATTACCGTAGAATGGCTTTAAATTTAGCATTGAGTATTAGGGTTTCAAATCCTAGTACTCAAATTGCTTTAATTTGTAGCGAAGGAATGAAAGATAGATTCAATTACTTTGAAAATAAGTATTTTAATCATTTCATTGAAGTAAAAGAAAGTGATTTATTAATTAATGGCAAACGTGAATATCCATTAATTAAAACAATGATTTATGACTTAAGTCCATTTGATGAAACTATTTACATAGATAGCGATTCTATTTGGGTTAAGAATAAAAAAGTACAATCATTATTTGATTTGTATCAAAAACAAGATATTGGGTTTACTTTGTATCATAGAGATGCACATTATCCTGTTGATAGCGACCAAACAAATTTTTGGTTGAAAGAAGGGGAAACAATACGAGATTTGAGAAAGTATTTTAAAAAGTTACCAAGTGATGCATATTACTATCACATACAAAGTAGCTTTTTGTATTTCAAAAAATCTGATATAGCTAAGAAGTTTTTTAATAAAGCAAAAGAGTTGTTTATTAAAAGAAACTTTGGTTTTAGAGATTGGGCAGATAGTATGCCTGA